TATAAGTGAATGATATATCACGTTGTGTATTTTATTGGAATAAGTATAACATAAAAGTTTTTCAATTTTATGTTTTGGAATTGATTGCAAGTGACTTAAAAAATAGGTATTATTAGATAATATGGAAATAGTTGATAATCATTACAATATAAATGGTAACGCAATAAGTGCTTGTCTATTTATGACAAATATATATCATCTCTATGGTAAAGGAGATGATGTATATCTATATTCATTTATTATGCTGTTTATTTCGTCAATATTATATCATCAAACCCACACGGTGATATGTAAACTTTTCGATGAAGGTATGATATACAACGTAATATATCAAGGTGGCTATAGGACATTTGTAGTAAATGATTATAACACATATACCATGTACACGATTCTATGTTTTATGTTAACATTGTATACCTATTATTGTAAGATATATGAGGAAGATTCAACATTAAATCACGCACTATTGCATTTAATTACTAGCATAGGACATCATATGATAATAGCAAATCAGCCACATACTAATGTAGAAACTATAGAACCGGTGGAGTTTCCCGATTACACATCAAAGGATTTATAGTTTGTAGCGTTTGTATAATTCTAATGCTACTAATCCACCGAATATTTGTGCCAAACTATATGATACTAATTCATTTGTGGGTAGTTTGCCTGCAGAAGCCATTACAATACTAACAGCAGGATTAACATATCCACCCGAAATGGGACCAATCATTAAGATTACTAATGCTAAAGCTGCCCCTATCGCAATAGGATTTCCAGTTGCTAATATAACATAAATAAAGAAGGTAGAACCTAGAAATTCAAGTAAATAATTATACATTTCCTATAGTTTAACACACGATATTATTTACGAGCACCTTTTTTAGCGGGTGCTACCGACCCTCCTGCTCGAACGCGTCGTAAAGCACTATTATTCGAGTTAATATCAGAATGACTTGTAAATGACATGCTGTTGGAATCTTGATTTATAGAACTTTTGCCGACAGCAATCAATCGGCGTCGTCGAGATACATCAGACGAGTCACGTGATTCTCCCATCCATTTATTTTCGGAAGGGATAAATTGCGGTATAGTTTCAACATACTCACGTCTATCCATTTGAAATCTACTTTCATTTACACTTGTCGCACTTTTTAATGGCATAGCATTGTCAGTTGTTAAAACGCCATTATTATTATTTTGAATACTAAACATTTGTTTGTACATCTATACTTATCGAATATACTATAACTATAGAGATTTACACAAGTCGATTCCTAATTAGCAGAATCATTGTAATTATGATTTGTTGCGCGTTGTTTCTTGAAACGAACATAATCAGATGAATCGGACACAAATTTAGTATTACATGATGATGCGGGGACCCCTTTGCCGTCACATGTCATGATCATGGAACCGATGTTACTTTTCATACCAGGCTTGCTTGCGTTAACCTGATTAGGTCCACCACATACATAATTTTGTCTAGATAAAAAGTCGCCTAAATTGTTAACCGCGCGGAATGGGGTAATTACCCGTTTATTACCATTATAAGTACCAGTAGCATATGGGGTGTTCCATGAATCGCGCACAACACGTCGATTTATAACACCTTCACTGTCTCTTTTGGAAGTCACTGTCTGTTTGGATGATAGTCCGTTATATGAACCTCCTAATACTAATCCTGACATGTTATTATAATATACAACGATATTTTGTTCTCGAAGTAATGATAATTATCCGCCTAAACTGACTACAGTATTTAGTAATATATCATTCTATTGTAATGGAAGATATTTCAGTAAATACATCCGTAGTCAATGACCTAGATATAACAACGACGGATTACGTAAATGATATAACATTGAATTTACTAATGAATAAAAGTAAGCATCAGAAATGTATTTTTAAATCTAATCCTGAAGAATATAATCGAGAACAACTACATCGAAAAATGCTACGGTCATATAAATGCAAGATTCTAGACCTTACGCGAAAATTAATAGAAGAAGACATCGTAATTTCAATAGACGTAAATGAGGGATTTGACAATTATACAAAATTATTGTTGCGTTATTTGAAAATGAAGGAATTCGAGAAAAATGAAGAACTCGGATTTGTTGAAGAAGATGTATTATTTGGCACAATGGACGAGTCATCTGATGATAATGAACGTACACAATCAAGCGTTCCATTAGGTCAACAGTCAGATATGTTTTCATTTTGGGGATCTAAAATAGAAAAACAATCGGAAACTATTATCGAAGAATAGGATATAGGATAGATAATATGCCATCAAAGAAAAACCGAGACAAACATAAACATAAAAATAAAACTAAAAAATTATTGACAAAATCCATAAAAGTATCATGTCAACCATTAAATGAAGGAAATAGAATCATACGCGGAAGTTGTTTTACAAAAGAAACGCTCGAACTATTGAAATCTGAATATAATCTGAATAATCCAAATAATAGTATAATCAGTGATAAGCCCCGCACTATATGGAAGTTATTAAAAAATAGATTACGAACATGTACTAAAGAAGATTGTTTATTATCAGTAATAACGGATGAAAACGAGCGAGATAAATTAGAAAAATACCTATTTGTTCCAAGACCATTATACCCTTCAAAATGGAGACAGGATGAGAACGCATGGTTAAATAATTTCGATATAGACCGCGTATTGAAAGAATATGAAGTATCCTATCCTGCGTTTAAGGCTATGCCTACAGCATCGATTGATTTTGCGGATGTATGTATAATTAAAGACCTATGTAATTTTGACTTGAATGAAATGAAAGAGAGCGGTAAATCCAAAATGGGTGTGGTTTTTAATTTAGCAAAATATAGTGAAAACGGGACCCACTGGATTTCATTATATGTAGATTTAGACGACAAAATAATATTTTATTTTGATAGTAATGGCAATGAAAAACCAAATGAAATAGCAAAATTAATAAATACGATCATGACTGATTATAGTAAATTGTATCATCCACATCATTTAACTTATCACGATACATCGCATATTCAGCATCAATATGGAAACACAGAATGTGGTATGTATGCGTTATTTTTCATAATTACAATGTTAACAAATAAAGTAAATAATGTATCAATAAACGAATTGGAAGACAAGTTAGATATATTCAAGGGAAAAAGGCTTCCTGACGAGTATGTAAGTAAATTCCGAAAAACTTATTTCAAAGTAGTATAAATGTATCTTCAAGATTTAAAATACATCTATATTATAAATAATGTCAACGCAAAATGAATCAAATGAAACATTAGATCCCAATATGAATAATGTAACAATGACTACCAAAATATACCCAACTACATATCGGAATAGAAAGGGATTTAAAATAGGGAACATGAAAATAGGGTTTGATACATTTAACAAGCCCTTCACTAGTATGGACGAGGTGGACCATTATTTAAACGAGTTGTTTAAATACATTAAATGGACGCGGACCGACACGGTTTCAAATGATGACAAGTTGAAGAAAACGCAAAAAAATATACGTTCGTTTTTGAAAGCGAAAAAAATACAGCAAGTATTTGCTCCTTTGTATGAACGTCCATCAATGGATAGTCTAAAAGTGGGTGGAGGTAAATCAAAAGGCACGCGTAAAAGGAAGTATAAATTAAACAAAACCCGTAGAAAGAAGGATAAAGACAAGAAGTAAGTATATGTATATTCAATACCATGTCACTATTTATTCATCCTACAAATCAAAATATTCTGTGGAATATTATTACAGGTAACCCGTTAGTAATCAATTACTTTAATTCTCGACCGACACTTAATAAAGAGCAATGGTTTAAAACGTCGATATCTGATTTCTATTCAAATAATAAAAACAGACAATTGGATAAGGATGAATTGAATAATATGAATAAAGAATTATTAACAATGATGGTACATAGTATTCGCAATGAAAACAATCGTTCAAGTGGTGCACCGTCGAATGATCGATTGACGTCTGAACCTATAATCAATACACCTCCATATGTTAAAGAAAATCGCGAAAATACCTTTAATAATCAATTCCAACAACGCCAACAAGAATATGATGAAATGGTACAGCGAAAGGTCCCTGCTGAAATAGATTTTAGGGAAAAAAATGATGATAATAACATCGGCAATATAAGTGAATTAATAGAGCGTGAAAAAGAAGAACGTCAAAAATTATTATCGTCATTTCCTAGTGAAAATATAGTTAATCCTATTCCGAATACACGGTTACATATCGATAAAACCAATGACAATAATGTAAGTATAGAAACAATTGAAGTAAAAGAAAAAAAATCTGTATCTTGGAATAATGTAGATATACCTGACAATTTATCAGAGATTGTCGCAGTTCATAAATCAGAAATGTATTCAATGCGTTTACATATTATTGATATAACCAGTCAACTCGATATCATGAAAACGCGCATGGCAGAATTAGAATCACGATTAAATACTTCAAATAATGAAGATGTAGAAGGAATAAATGAAGATAATGAAGAAGTTTAGACAATATCTAGTAGGTGCGTTATACCAAAGAGACCAATATTATTAAAATATTAGTCTCCAGTAAAAATATACATACTGTATATATAAGAATGGTAGTAGGTTCAAGAGCTCAAGTTTTCCACGGCAATGCCGACAAGACAACCGGTGGTTTAGAGAAAAAGGATTTAATGAAAAACAAACACGGTCGTATCGTTTCTGTACGCAAACATAAGACCGCAAAGAAAGAAAAGCGTTTAGAGAAAGCCGGATATTCTGCCAAGAAGGGTAAATTTGGCTTTATTAAAAAGGAAAAGTCAAAGACACGCAAGAACAAGTCGCGTAGAAACAAGAAATAAATACATAGTTATATGATATCTAGAGCGGATATCATATACACAAAAAATAGTATAAAGTGGATACAATAACTACTATATTATGGAATTACTGGCAAATACGCTATTTATTAATTTGAAGCAACGTACTGATCGTCTGACGCACGCGAATGATGAATTCGAAAAAATGGGTATCTATGCTGAACGAGTAGATGCTATTAAAAACGAAAATGGCGCGATTGGATGTACGTTAAGTCATATAAAATGTTTAGAACTGGCAAAAGAGCGTGATTATGAATATGTTTTCATATGTGAAGATGATATTGAATTCACTAATTTAGATCTTTTCAAAGAAAATCTAACTAAATTTAATTCGAATAGTAAATTAAACTGGGATATGTTAATTGTTGGTGGGAATAATGCACCGCCTTATCAACAAGTAGAGGATTACTGTGCTCGTGTATTCTATTGTCGTACAACCACTGGATATGTAGTAAAAAAACACATGTATGATGTTTTAATTGATAATTTCAAAGAAGGAGTTAAATTGTTAACTGCCGATCAAACACCTGAAGGAAAAAAAAAATACGCGATCGATATGTACTGGCAACGATTACAATATCAATATTATTGGTACATGATAACTCCACCTACTGTAACACAATACGCAAATTATAGTGATATTGAAAATAAGGATCTTAATTATACCCCACTTTTGTTGGATATGGATAAGAAATGGTATACCCCGCAAATTTAATTTTTGATTCGTAAAAAGTTGGATAATACTGATTTATTTTTTTCTTCATACTGTATATTTTGCAGGTTTGACGCATATTCGTGTTTCATCATTTTTTCACGATACGTTTTGTCTTGTTGTGCTAGAATCATTTCGGCTTCTTGTTTTTCCATAGGAGCAGTAGACTGATTACTACGTGCTATCATGAACTGATCGACGGATGAATATGTTGTTACCTTATTAAAATCGCGTTCACTGACCGAGAATACTGTCTCGTCTTTGTGAACTTTTCGTAAATCATCAAATTTTAATTTACTAAAAGGATCACTAACTACATATGAATCATCATCTTCAATATCATCATAGTAATTGGATGAATTTGTATTTTTGGTTACCAAGTTCTCTACCCCTCTATAACGAACAAGTCCGGATTGTTTGTCTTTGATAGTATTAAATATTGTTCCCATATTACTTGCGTTTACATTTTCAGTTGTTTTAAAAGTAGATTCATCGTTTTGAAACCACTCATTCTTGGTAGTGTCTATTTTCTTCGACATGTTCTTTTCAAACAGATCGTTAAATTTATGCTGGAAGTCTTTCTTTGACATATCATTGATAATAGACGTTACATTTTTAGTATTCGACGAGTCTTTATCGTCGTTTGTGGAATATATAGTATTTTGTGGGTTAACTTGTTTACGTTGTTTATTTTGATTGTCATGAAACCGTATTATTATGTCAAATGCCTTTTTATAAAAAAGAAAATATTTAGAATCTAGTTTGGATTTGTCAGGATGTGTCATTAATACGGTTTTTTTTGCTCGTTTTAAATCGTCATATGTAATGTCATATGTTAAATTAAAAAGTCCTAGTAAATCTTCTAGCGAATACAAGTGAATATTTAGATTATGTTCGTTTATAGACATTGTTACTATAGTTATAATATGTATATTATTTCGATAAAATCAACGAACTAATATAGAAAGAGTGGGCGTATATATTCATATAAGTATGCCTCTAGAAGTATTGAGCGATATTAAAAATCGTGAAGAATATCTAAATGTAATTGGTTCAAACCCAGGGTTAATATTTGTAAAATTCGGGGCTGATTGGTGTAATCCATGTAAAGTAATTGAATCTGATGTGGTAGAACGATTCAATAAAATGCCGGATAACGTGCAGTGTTATATCATTGATATTGATAAAAATTCGGATGTATATGCATTTCTAAAAACAAAAAAAATGGTATCGGGTATTCCTGCTATATTATGCTATCAACAAGAAAATGATAGTTATATTCCGGATGAAATACATATGGGTTCTGATAAAACAAAGTTGAATGCCTTTTTCAAACGATGTATGCTGTTACTGTAGATTACACTGGTTCTATTCGAACGGTATCGTTTTTTATAAATTCATCGTATATTGAAGTAAGGCGTCCGACATTCGATGAATTCGATATATTGTAAACATGCTTCCAAAAGTTTACTATGTTATCATTCTTCAAAATGAGTGTATACGATGGATCAACTTCTCGTGTTCGTATGGTATCAAATAATAGGCTTAATGAACTATACGCGCCACGATAGATGGAATGGTATTTATAATTATAAATATGATTATATAGATAATGATTGTATCCAAACCATTCGTAAAAACATTCGATATAGTCCTTATATTCGGATGTAGATAGTATAGAATGAATACATTTTGGTATATTATCTAAATACATTCTCTCAATTGAGTTTGGTATGTTTGCGAACTTAACGTAATTACATATTACAAGATTTGGTGGTGATATTTGATTTTTTTGTGAAAATGTAATAATGTAAGGAATAAAGTTTTTTAAAAATAGTCGATTACATAAGCAATTACATATTAATGTAGTTGTGTTTGGAATTTCATCATGAATTAATTCTTGTTTTTCAAGTTCACCTGAAGTAAATCGATCAAACGCAATAATCAACTTATGTACGTTTATATTATGTAAATAATCGGGATACATTTGGTATTTACCATTATTCTCATAGTCCATAAATTTGGTTTTGTTTTGTTTACTACCGATCGATATATATATGCGTTGTATTGGAGTTGTTAATTGTATATTGTCTACAACCTCCCCTATATTACATGTTTCGTCAATATCAATTAGTTTATATCTCGGTTTTTCGAATATAGCCATTTATTATAAATGGTTATATTTTAGCGACGACTTCTCGTTTGTTTCTTTTTATATTTTTTAGTGTTTGTTCTAGTTTTTTTCAATTTTCCACCATTGACTTTATTTTCAATGGTATTTCCTACCGGCGATTCAGTTGCTTCCGGTACAGTTGTGTCAGGTGCGGTTGCTTCCGGTACAATTGCTTCCGGCACAATTGCTTCCGGTACAGGTTCAACTACTGCCTGCGCGACTGGAACTTCAGGTATGGGCTCGGCAACTGCGGGTACCGGGTTGTCTATTAATGGAGTATCTACAGGTTCATCAGATACAATAGCACTAGACCCAGGTAACATATCTAATGCTGATTCTGATTCATCATTTACATTATCCGCATATGTAACATATGCAAGAACGGATGCCGTGATAGTAATATATGCGTAATGTATCCAAGAGAAATTTTCTTTATTCATATTAATTTATATTGTTGATATATATATTTTTAGTATATTTTGTTACCTATCCATAATCGAATCTATAATATCCCTAAATTTAGTGTCCTAAATCCATCATTGATTGCGCGTTTGCGAACTTATTAGTCCATACTTGTTTAATTGTATTAGAAACGCTATGATTCATGTGTCTCTCATATTGTTCGGGACTATCATAAAATAGTAATAGTGGTTCTTTACCAAACTGTCCGGTAACTTCTCGTACCTTGAAGAATAAGTCTTCGCTACTGGATCCTACCCTATATTGGGTATAGTGATGTCCCGTAATAGCATCCCTAATCATCGATCCGGGAATAAATGATGTAGAATACGCCTCTGTCTTGGTCTTGGTCTTTCCTTCTCGATTGATAACCTTATGGTGTCCTGAATCAGACGGCGTTTCGCGCTTAGAAGATTTCTTACCGTTTTCCTTTGTAAAATTATGACTTTCTGATGCGTGTGTACTATCACTGATAATTGAATAATTGTCATCAGGCGGGATATACAGAGGTTCATCGGTCAATGAATTGAGGGAGCGTTCGTCGTAGTCAGACATTTAGAAATGTGAGTTCTAATAATAAAGTAACTAGTTGTTATGATAAATAACATAGTCTATTATTTATATTGTTTATTAAGTTAATTTGCAGAATATAATATCACATTACAATCTATAGATGTTACAACAAAATAACGAGATAGAAACCATTATAAATAACAAATTTATGAAACATAAACCGAGAACAGGGGCGGTATATGAAACAAGTGAACCAAATGTTGATTATATTGATGATATGTTGATTTCATCTAGTAAAACATCCGATCATATACACGAATATACTTACATAAATGACGATACATTGAATAAAGACATCGATGATATGATTACGTCAGATAGTGAATTAAATTATGTAATATATTCAATGGAACACAGTGATAGTGTGCCATATGTAAAGTTTCTTACATGTAAATCAAATGATATTATACAGTTTCCAAGAGAACAATATCATTCAGAAGATGAAGATGATTCAATGGATAGTAGTGACGATGACAGTGTATCTAATATTATGCCATATGTAGATGGCGAGTCTGATACAAATGATATTGATATATCTACTATTGAGGAAAATATGAATGGTGGCGGTGAGGTATATTTACCAAATCAATGTTACGAATACTTGGAAACTAACTTCAATTTATCAGATGAAATGATAAATAAAAACTACAAGGGATTTATATCAGTCGAGAACAATATATATATTTTCATATGCGTTTCAGATACAAATATTAAATTACACAAGGAGATTGATTATTACTGGGCGATAATTGACGAAATCATAAACATGAAATCAATTAATAACATACCCATATGTGATAAAATAATAAATGTATTCCAGTCAAATGAAGAGATTCAAAATATACACGATGAGAACAATGTTCCGATTGAAATGCCAATTGTTGGGTATACATGCACTAATAACAAAAATGGTTATTCAAATATTACATTGTCATCTGTACTGACGAAATCATTAATTACACGTACAATAGAGCATGATATATTCGGTGATACGTTAATCCTTTCAAGAATACCATTAACAAGTGAACGTAACAATATGGAGCGACTATGTTTGTTTTCGAAAGGTGCTATATACATTTTTCATTCTGATTTCACAGTTCGTGAAATAAAAAAAATAGATAACACATCCTGTATTTGTTTTATACAAAATAATATCGAGATGTGGTCTGTAAAAGACATTCGTCTTTATTCGTATATCTAATTTATTTAGTATATCATATATTAGATATTTTTACGTGCTAATGCATATATCCTTGAATAAATTTATCCAATACATCAATGTTTACATTATCTTTGAAATTAGTCATAATATCTTCTTTTAATGGTTTTCGATTGTATACTTCTTGATACCCGTTTATATATTCGATAATTTTTTCAATATGTAGATGATACGCGTCTTCTTCGTCTCTTATACGTCTAGCCGTCATTTCAACCTCTTGTATTTTAAGTAATTCTGTTTGTCGTTTGATTTCAACTTGCTTTGCCAGTTCTTCTTCACGTTCGTCCATTATATGCTGTTGCTTCATTATGAGTTCATCTCTCTCTCTTACTGCATTTGCTCCGACTTCGTCTAATTCAGAAGAATTCAATAAGTTATCCCCGTCTTCGTACCATTTATTTCTAGTTTCATCCGCACTAATAATGGTATCGCAGATATCAGGTTTCTTCAACCTCTCAAATCGGCTTCGGTTTAGTGAACCTGGTTTTCCTTGGAATTTCAGAGTAAATTCCAAAATCGTTTTTTCATCAATAGACGGACTTGTTTCCATTAATCGATCAAATTCTAATCTACATGATTTGATGAAGTGACCGGCTTTGTCTCTCTCTTCCGGTTTTTTTGCGAGTTCAATACGTATATTACGTGCGAATTTATCCCAGGCGATTGATGCGACCCGATGTGCCTCATTGTTCTCGGAAATCTTTAAATATTGTTGAATCGTTGTTAAAATACCTATCATAATATTAATTGTTCCAATAACCGCGGGAGCATAATCTTTAACGCTGGGAGGAAGTGTACTTTGTGCGAAAGATGCCGTTCCGGTTACCGTAGATAATGTGATAGCAGGTATAGTAAACCATGCGTGCATGGTTGATAATTTAGCATGACATCGTTGATTTAACCATTTATAGCACTGGGCTATGTCACACCACTCTACTAATATTTTTTCATTATCAGGAGACCACATAATTTTATCCTCACGTGTATCTCTTTTTATAGGGACAATGCTACGTTTTTCATCAGGAAGTGTGTCGGTTTCGTTGACCTGTTGTTTTTCAGAAACACTTTCATTTGGTTCCATCATAAAAATAAAATGTTATATATTAATCCAACATTCTATTTCTACACCTTCGGACATTTAAAATGGGACAAAATCCCAAAATAAAACCAAAAATGTAAATCAATAGTAGGAGTTTCACCTACGATGGTCTAACTTTTCCACTTCTACTTTAGTATTGGAAGTGGTGAAAGACGAAATATGAAAACACGCAGGGCGTTCTTGTCTATCAATCCAGCATTTTGTAATATTCATTATGTTGATTGCTGAATTAGCGTCTCTTGTTCTAAATACGGTTTGTTTGACTTGGGGTCTCACGCATCCAGAACATACTAAAAGACGGAACTGCTTGTTTCCATTACTATGCTTGTAATAAGATAAATCATTATTACATTCACAGCATTTTTTACTTGTATTACATTCGTTTATGGTAATTGTATCATATTTCTTGTGGATTTGCTTTCGTAATCCTTTATTGAGTGTAGGCATAAAATGCTTCATTTGAGTGCTTCTACTCCAATTTCCATAACCAATTAGGATATTTTCACCAAAGGTTTCCTTGATTTTATTGAGGAACTTATCCATACTTTTCTTACCATAACTATATTGTCTAAACTTCATTTTCCTCCAAACATCACGCTTGTAAAACTCGGTTGTTTCTTTATTCAGTTTATCCTTCTCCACTAAATACTCTTTGAACTTTTCATAATCAACCGATTTGCAATGTCCGAAGGTGTAAATTATCATCCTAATTAGGCGGACAAATTAAACGCACCATGTTTATTTTTGTTTTGATTTGTTATCGGAATTATTCTTATTATCAGGTTTTGTCTTTTGCTCTGTGGTTGGCTTGTCTTCAGGTTTTGTTTTTTTCTCTGTGGCAGGTTTATTTTCAACTTTTGTTTTCTGTTCTGTGGTTGGCTTGTCTTCAGGTTTTGTTTTTTTCTCTGTGGTTGGCTTGTCTTCAGGTTTTGTTTTTTTCTCTATGATTGGCTTGTCTTCAGGTTTTGTTTTTTTCTCGGTAGTTGGCTTGTCTTCCGACTTGACAAACGTTTTGGATACGTCTTCGACGTTAGACGTTTGATCTATATCGGGAATGTTATCGCATTGTTGTATTATAGTTTCACTATGAATCTGATTATCCACTTCGGCGATGTCAAACTTTCGAAGTGGTTCTGCGTCTTCAACGTCGTCTACTGAATAAGCATGATCCCCGTTAACATTCTCTTCAATATCGGTGTCAAATTTACGAAGTCTATCTAATAAATTTTTTAAGTGTTTGGTTTGCGATATATGAAAAAACGAGAGATAATTAACATACAGAGTCATTTGCTGATTTAGTATTGAATTCTCATGTTCTAATGTATTCAACATATTTGATATTGAAAATCCAATCCTAGATTTTTTATTATAATTAACAATATTTTCGTGATTTTTTTCATAGCATTC